CGGGCTTGTGCCCAGTCCCCAGCTGCAGGCGTTTGACTGTCAAATATAGTTTTATTTTTTGTTAGAATACCAGTACCCGACGCCGTAGCGTTAAGTGCCGATGCTCCAACAGCTCTGGCAACTTTTAGATTGTTGCCATAACTTAAGAATTGAGCGGCCGTTAAAACACTTTCAAACGTGTCTGCTGACGGCTTCCCAAACTTTTCAACTAATTGCGTTTCGCTGCTAACAGTAGTTACTTCATCAACTGGACCCCACTGGAATGAACCAGCCATAGCTCCTATTGTTGATGATACAGCGGGTACGACATTAGTTAAATCGATTTCTTTTACCTGTACTCCAGGCGAAACTAGATTAGCCATTTAATCCCCTTGTCATGTTGTTATAAGATTTGCATAATAAGACATTTTCTCAATATACTTATTTATAATATTCAACCTCTCCATACTTGCCACCCAGTTCCAAACGGATGTTCCACTTCTTTTGATGGCATATTACCTATTGGTATTACCTCATCTTCTAATTGTTTAACCTTTTCTAAGTATAACATATGTTTTAAATCAATATCTGTTGACTCAGCAAAGAACGGGGTAGATGTAAACCACCCAAACATAACCAAATTCATCATTAAATCGTCATGTGAATTGTGGTCAGCCTCATAAGAAGAACCTTTTGATACAAATGTACTCATCTCTCTTATGGTTTCCTCATCATTTATTACTAACTTGTGTTGTTCCATTATATCTTTTATGTTTGAACAACCCATTCTTTTAATTTTTCTAGTCATTGTTACACCAATAGCATTAGCTTTAATCATACTCTCTACAAATACGTTCTCATATTCTAAATCATAATATAAACCATTGCATACAACTTGGCCTGCATCATTTGATTCAACCACGACATAGCATTCATTATAGTGTGTAGCATACTTAAATAATAAGTCAGGGAATAATAAAGGCGACATCATATTATCTCGGTATGTACATACCTGAACAAATGGATTTGTACTAACATCTATAATTGTAAATGTGGAATAGTCTTGTCCTCTACCTTTAGATACATCCACAAACATTAAATAATTATGTCCTTCCTTAGGTTGTTCCCATATCTTTATACCATTAATTATTTCCTCAGGTTCCTTTGCTCTTAAAGCTAATAATATATCAGCTGATATTAATGTATTACCTGTTCCATGGAATGAGTTACCAAATTCTTGGTCAAATTGCAGTTGGGAAGTATTATCTACAGTCATCTTCTTCCATTTCTCATCTCTTCCAGGTACATCCCACCAGTCTACACGTAATGATGTGAATTCATTTGTTCCTTGGAGAGCTCCCTCATATAGCTTATGGAACATGTTACCTATACCATTGGCAGTTGAGGTTATAATAATTTTAGATGTTTTACCAGAAGAAATTACTGGGTATGTTGAAGTATAAAATTCTGTAGCATTATCTACAAAAGCGAACTCATCAAGATATACTAAGTTTAGTGACATACCACGAATGGAACTTGAGGAAGTAGCAGCTGCTACTATTCTTGAGTTATTAGAAAATGCAATTGATTTTTTATTAAGAGTTGTACAGCCAGGTTGTAAAAAGAATGGAAGATGCTCTAACATAAGAGTAATCCTACCAAGCATTTCCCTTGCAATAGCTTCTTTGTTAGCTAGAATACCTACTACTTGTTCACCTTTAAAAATCGTATACCATAGAAGATAAGCTACAGCAGCAATTGATTTACCACTTTGTCTACAAGCAAGAACAATATTAAATCTATGAGCTTCAAAAGAAGTAAACATTTCCTTTTGATATGGATATAGATTAAAAGGTATTAACCCTTTGTCAAGGTGGATTATTTTACAGTATTTATCAGCAAAATAATTAGGGTCATTAAGACATTTATTATATTCAACTAATTCTGGTTTAGTCCATGCATGTTCTACATCAGCTCCCCGAACATTCGGATTGCCTAAGTACATGCTCTCCCACTGTTTAGCCATCTTTAAATAAATCCGGTTCTTGTTCTATTACTATCTCATCACGCAACATTTTTTGCAGCTCTGCTGTAGAGCCAATAAATACATTGCTTGTGGTTCCATCTGGGAGTGCCGGCATATCATCTTTATCAACTTCTTTTTTACTCTTATGAAGTTTAAGAATCTTTTCACCTATCTCAGCATTGTTTTTAATTAACTGACCAAGTACCTCAAAGGCTCTCGGATGTTCTGACTCTCTAGCAAGTTCAAGCATAAGCTCAATTGCTTCATCCCCTTGCTCAGCTAAATCAAATAGTTGTTTTCTTACGTCTTCGTAATCCTTATCAACTTTGTTATGCGTGCCAGTCAATTCCCTCTGGTTCATCTCCATGTTCATGGTCGTCATCGTGTTCTTGTGGGTTCTCATAATGTGTATTCCATAATTCTACTACTCCATACTTAGCTCGGCTTTCATCTTTATTACCGCCTTCATAAGGTATAGCAAATTTCTCGTCCATAAGACTTTGATTAGCATCTTTACCGTTAATCATAATTGTCCCAAGTACTCTACCAAATTTACCTTTAGCCATCTCTTGTGTATGCAAAGTAAATTCTCCATCAGCTTCTGCTAATAATTCTATCAATCTATGCTTTGCGGCCATTCCCCATGACTTCTCTGCTAAGTTTCTTGTTCTACTCTCAGGAGTATCTATACCCATTAATCTAATCCTATCTCTCATGAATATATCAAATCCTAAATCTATATCTGCATCAATGGTATCTCCATCAACGACTTTAATTAATTTCGCTTTAAATTGGTAAGCCATAACATCTCCTATTCGTCTATGTCAAAAAAGTTGATTGTCTCGGTATACGGTTCTTTATAACCACCTGCGCCATCGCTAGTAGTTGTACCGTCTATCGCCTGTCTCTCAAATTTATGAGTTGTTGGGTCAACATTTTCTGAATAGTCAACTTCTGTTTCGAGAATTTGCTTACTCTTTCCTAAACCTCTGTAATAACGAATGCGAGTTCCAAACTGTAACGTATATATTATAGCTCTCCTCGTGACTAAATCACCCTCATAATCATCATTTAAGGTGACACTCTCTAAAACTATCGGAGTGTCGGTGGATAAATCCATATCTGGAACATCCTTTATAGTTACTGTATATTCTGGCTGGAACATTGGAAGTATCTGTTCTAACAATTGTAGACCTTCATCTTGAGTTGAAGCTAGAATATTTAATTCAAATCCAACCTTATATACGGCTGGTGCACCTAATTTACTTAATTGTAATGTATCACCTACTACAACCTTTGTATATTTTTTATGTTTAGATACGCGTGCATTTGCATCATAATCCATTGAAGTAATTTCAAAGGATATGCGTGGAAGTTTCATAGCTATATTAGGGTCTCTTGTTTGTTCATTTAACCGCGCAATAACTTTTTGTCTAGGAGCATAGCTTAAAGGTACTTTAATTTTTGCTAATACCTTCCCAGCTGAATCTCTTTTATGGACCTCTAAGTCATTAAACATAGAGCCAAATACCGAGACCATCCGACGAGTTGATTCATGATACCACCAATTATCAAACATTATGGGTCTCCAAATGGATTAGCTTCTGTGAAGTCTATAACACTATCACCAGCTAATTCAAACTCATCATTGTCTGCATATACATCCAAGTTATATTCAGTCTTAGTGGTACCTGTTAAGTCAACAGTAATCTCCCTTGAGGAACCAGATTTTTGACCGACAAGTAATCTTGTGGCATGAACAGCTGGTTGCATAAAGGTTCCATCACCATTTGTTGATTGATGTGGGGATACAATTAAAGTAGTATAAGTCTCTGTATCCACTTTTTCAAAGGCCGCTACTTTGCCAACAATATTGATGTTTGTGGCATTATCATCAGTAGTTCCAGTCCATTGATGAACGTACTCACCAATTTCAAAAGGGTTCGAATCGGCCGCTGCAGTTGTAGTATAGCTATATGAGTTAGCATTTATTAATTCTATGTTATCTATTTCAGGCCAGCCCGTATCAAAATTTTGGTCATTATATTCAAATAATTCAGCCGTTAAAGTGTAAACTGGAAGGTGGGCCAACTGATAGAACGGTAGCTTAGGCTCTACGTACTTTATTTCGAACAGCCTATTGGTCATTGTCAT